ATGTTAGATTTAATTTCTTAGCAAGATTTACAGCGTGGCCGGGATTAGAGAAGCTAGTCTTTTTATATTTAGGACCTGGATAACTTGTGAGGCTGTTAAATGACTTTAAATTAAAAGGTTCATTTTTATAGAAGACCGCCCAAATGGCTTCAGCTTCTAAAACTTGTTCAGCTTTATAAGTTTTTTTATTTGTGTACTCTAATAGTACTTTAGGTTTTGGTCGACTCATTATATGCATACCTCAGTAATATACGCATATATTTATCCTTATTTAGGAAGTTCAAACCCACCACCGTCCATCTCTACAGATACAATTTCAGTATCTACACTACGTTTAAGAGCATTAAACATGATTTCGTAGTCTTGATTTATTTTATCCATCATTTCAGCAAGTGCTAAACTAAGCATCCTAGCCTGTGGTAAAGACATTTTAACTTCTTTACTTTGAGATTGTTCTGCGCTTCTAACCTGCTGTACAAATTGTGTAATAGGACTTAGATTAATCTGATTTTGCATTTGACAGTACCTGTTTCATTTCAATTTCTGATTTAAATGGACCTTTGTATGGATACCGCTCAACAGTAATTGCTTTGGGACAAAAACTTTTAACCCAGCCTTTATCAAATTTGATTACATAGTAGCCGGCACAATACAAACTTTTACTAGCGTTTGATTTAGTAAACAACGGCAGTTTACGTCTTACATCATACATGCTGTTGTACGGATTACAGCTGGTTGGATAATTGTGACATTCGTGAGGAGCAGAATGTGTTACTTTAACTTTGGTGCTAGTTAAAAAAAACTCTTCTCCAAACTGTTTAGTTAGGTCTTGTTTTTTATTAAACATAACTTCACCCTTAGTGCTACTTAAAACAAATTTATTGTTTTCTTTTTTATGTAGGGTAGCAATCTTAGTACCGTCTTGTTCTACAATCCAAAATTTACCATCTACAATAGGCTTTGCGTGTATCTCTGTCATTTTTTAAACCATCCTTTAATTGTTTGTAACAAATTATAATATCTAAAATGATAATTTGTTAGCACGGGTTGATGATGCGGACACCGACCTTGCCGCCAGTCGCAATCTGCTTTAATTTCTTTGTAACAAACTGCACATTTTTGTCTCATTTGCTTTCCTCTGTAAGTTTACGCCACGTAACTGCTTGTTCAGAAAATCTTGCCTGAAATGGTTCCGCATATGATTGTATATTATCGGCAATCTTTTTCATATCGTAACTATTACAGAACTTTAGCATACGTATACCTACTTGCGTAATGTCTTTAGGAACAGCATACGTATCGATAGTTTCTTTAATTAATGCTTTAATGTTGTCCGGTTGTGCTGTTAAATCACATAACTGTACATTACGTTGATAGTCTTCTAGTACACGATGTTCTTGTCCATTGTGGTCGGACCATCTCTGCAACATGAGATTATTCCACGCATATCCTTTGCTAGTACGATCCTCAAATGCTTCAGTAAGTCCAACTTTATTCTTTGTACCTTTAACCCGCACTCCTGGATACGCACTAAAGACATTGTCACTAGTGTCGCCACGCATACATTTTTCAAACAATAGCCATTCTGGATTTGGAACTTCTTTAGGCTCTTTTGTCTTTTTATCTATAACAAGTTTACCTTTTTTATCAAATATGCCATTAATAGTGTGAGTCTCTTCAGCAACACCGTTATACTGTTTTACATTGCTTGCTAGTAGTTGATAAAAGTCTCTATCAGTGCTAATGATCACATGCTCTGCCATCGGGTGAGCTTGTATAAAGCCCGCAATCAAATCATCAGCTTCTAATTGATTATGCTGGAGTACAGTACAGTTAGTTTTTTCTGTAATAAAATTCTTAAACTCATCAAAGGCTTCCCAAAAGATCTTTTCTTCTTCTGCTTCTTTTACTGTATGTGCAGCACGAGCTTCTGCCCGATTAGCTTTATACGGGGCATAAAAGTCCTTACGCCAGCTACGACCTTCGAGGCAGAATACTACATGAGTACCACCAAAATCTTGCCATGCTTTTTTAATACTGTTAAAGGTAATATGAAAAGCCATGCCAAGTTTAATCTCAGCATTGCCTTGTACTACGTGTCTAGCACGAAAAAATGTGTTAGCAGTATCAACTAAAATATATGTCATTCTATTTGTGCTCTATTATTACCAAGTCTTGTTACATTAACATAACCGGCAGTTCTATCTTTAGATTCCATGCCTTCACCTTGAATCATAGAACTATACAAATCTCTAAACCACCGATCTACAATTTGTTCATCTGGATCGCCGTCAAAACCGTATCCAGCTTGTTTCAATTGTACTATAAACAAGTCATTCCAGTCAAGCTCAAAAAAGCCATTTCTTGGATTATCTTTATTAACTTTAGTATCTAAGACACTAACCCACGGCTCTCCACGAGCTGTAGCACGTTCTTTTGGCAACATCTTAGCAATAAGTTCTTCTTCTTTAGCTTTAGTAGTTTCTAACTGTGCTTGTTCTTTTTCGGCAAGTAATTTATCAATGCCAAATAGTTTTCTAATAAATTGTTTCATTAAGTTCCCCACTCATTTTTAAATAGTGGCACTTGTAGTCTGTCACTATATCGTAAGCCATGTTTCATAGCCAATAATGCTACATTTTTATTATTCATTGCGTAGACACTTTCTACCCCGCCTACTGGCATTAGATAAACATGTCCTTTAAAGCCAGCTTTTCGGAATTCAATAATTGCGTTTTGAGCATCGTTAAAGTCTTGTTCAGTGGCAATGACAAATTTCAAATATGCTGTGCCCACTTCTTCGTATTCACAAACTACTTCTGGAAGGATTGCTTCTTCCCACTTTTCTCCACTACATGGCAGTTTAGCACTTACACTAAATGTAAGTTCTCTGCCTACTACACTATTCCACTTTTTTAGGAATCCTTTAAACTCTGGAGTAAGTTTTTGAGTACCATTTGTTTCAAAAGTAATTTCTTTCAAATCACGCATCTTAGTATTGCTAATCAAGTCCGGATACGCACGTTGCCAACCTAGCAACGGTTCGCCACCTGTAATAACAAGATGTTCATATTCCCAATGATCCTGCGGAAGAATTTCCATAATACGATCGACAATAGCTTCGCTTGTAAGCATAGGCGATAAATCTTTAAAGTCTGGATGCCAACTGGCATAACTGTCACAGCCTGTACTGACTAACGGCAAGTCTTCATATTTTGTAAAAGGTGTAATCATAGTATGGGTTGCCGCAATATCAATTGCTTCGTGGCTCATTTCACCGCGAGGCATACCAAAGCCACTACATTTAAAGTTACAGCCAAATGTGCGTAGAAATACAGACGGTACACCCATGTAGCGTCCTTCACCTTGGATGCTGTAAAACAGTTCCGCAATTTTAATTTTTGACATGTTCTTTCCTAAATTCTTCTACATCACTAATTGCTAATTTTAATGTTTCTGCGTAGTTAAACGCACCTTGTTTTTTTAAACAAACAGTTGACTCTGTATCAATGTAGCCTTTAGCTAGTAAAGTCCATATATGATACCAACGTGTTTTAGACCAAAAGTTAGTCTTAGTTGTAGTATAGATGGTAACTGAAATGTCGTGGTCATCAGCTTCTACCCATACGTTGTGTTCGTGACCACTATCTCCACACTCGCATGTAACACGATATACTTTTGAGTCGCCCCAATCGTTATGTTTTAAGATACCCTCGGCCGGTAGTTGATAATTCATTCTACGTCCTCTCCAAACCATTCATCAACCATTTGTTCTGCTTCGGCTTGTGTAAGTGCCGGCACAAAAATTCTAGCATTTTGCCCAACAGTATGTTGAATATTAAATTTTACAACTCCTGCCGGAATACCGTTAAATTCACGTTCTACAATAAATTCTTGTAAATTCTTTGCTCTATGAATTAGTTGAGCAGTTAAATCTTTTGCAGTTGTCATCTTGAATACTCCTGTTGTAGTTTAATATTATCAAAGAATTCTTTCTTTGTGCCCTGGTCGGTATTAAAGGAACCACGAAGAACTGTAGTTTGTGTTAAACTACTATGCGCCATAATACCTCTATTCTCACAACATCCGTGAGTTGCTTGTATATAGACAGCTACATTATCACTATCAGTTGCTTTTTGAATTTCTCTAGCAATATCGTTACACAGTTCTTCTTGTAAAGTACCACGACGAGCGCACCACTGTGCTATTCGAGTGTATTTGCTTAATCCAATTAATTTATTAGCGGCAATGATTCCGATATAAGCAACGCCAGACACAGGCTGGTGATGATGACTACACATACTACGAAGCTCACTTCTAACCACAAGCATACCTTCATAGCGGTCCGATGAATCATTTGGAAAAGCTGTTGCGTCTGGTGGTGTTTCATATCTACCTGCCATTATTTCGTTAAAATACATTTTAGCAAGCCTGCGGGCTGTACCTTTACTGTTTGGATCGTTTTCTCGATCAATAAGCAACGTATCTAGCACATGTTCAAATGCTTCGGTTGCTTCATTAATAAGTTGTTCTTTGTATTCATCGCGAATGTATTCGCTAATGTTATCACCGGCCCAAAATCGTTTGTTATCAGACTTCATGGTCTGGCGAAGGGCTTGTGCTAAATTTTTACTTGTGTCTGACATTTAATCTCCGATGTTAAGGCAGTGGATTGCCATATGTGTATTATACAATCTTATTTAGGTTGTTGTATATCTTTTTGAATACTTTGTATTCTAGCTTGCCTACACGCTTCTCGCATTTCTGTAGTAAAGTCTGGACTTATTTCCGAAATACTACAATTGATCCAAACTCCGTCGGATTTTTTTGGTAGTGTTAAAAACATTATTGGTATAACTATTAAAAACACAATAATACCTACTGCTATTTTTATATTTTCTCGCTTAGTAATATTT